ACCCCTCCACAACAGAGAAAGAACTACTTGAATTCGATCGGTTTTCTGGTATACGTTGCAAATGGCTTTTACTATCTTTGGAATTATGATTTTACTGGTTAGCATGGTTTTAACAGGTAAAGGAGACATTCCCTTTTCCGAAGAATCAAAATTACCAGTTTATGAAGATGATGAAAGGAAAAGGGAGATTCTGGAACGAGCTAAAGGAAATCCAGAATTGCTTAAAGCTTATACTGAAGCCATATCTAATAAAGACATTTGGGCTAAAACCAAAGTTGATGAGTATTTACATGACAATATTGATAAAACTGACATCACTTTGGGCAAAATGTATTCACTTAAAGATTTCAGGGTAAAGAAGACTTATGAACAAGATCTACAGGTTAAAGGTGGCACAATTGATGTTATTTACCATCCCATTGATCCAAATGAAAGAATTAGAAAGAGAAAACACTACAGAACTGTTCATTTGGATGGTATTGAAGTAAATTGTGAATCACTCATGCCTAGAGGATCTGAAGGATTTGCAATTTTAACTTTATATGATGAGAGATTTGTTTCGCAAGAAAAGGGTTTTCTAGGGCTAATTGGATTTCCCTTAAGTCATGGAGTCAGCAATGCTTCTTTAAAAGTCAACTATTCTATTTCAACATTTGATGAAGTGAATTGGGTGGCAGTCATCACTGTTTATGATCATAACTTACGAGATGATATGAGACCATGTAACTTTCACTTGAAAGCACATTATAAATACACAAACAATGTTTCTAGATTTTTAAAGAATGTTGATGAAACTGAAGTTGGTTCTTTCAAAATTAAAATTCAAAATGACAAAAAGGGCTTTGCAGAAGAGTCCATTAGAAATTCATTGGATTATTCCATGAGCATTCTTACTAACAAGAAATTCATGAAGAAGTTATCAGAAAGAGAACTCAATTGTTTAAGAAGATGTAAAAGTAGCATCATAGAAAGAAGTAGAACCATTCCAAATTATGAAGCATCATGTTCTTATTCCAATGCCAGTTCAAGTTCAGTCAGACTTCATGACAATATTAAACCATCTAATGACCTGGACTCTAAGATCAACTTTAAAAATCTAGAAGATAGTGATAAAGAAGAATTTCTCATGGAACAATTGAACATTCTAAAGATGGAAGGAAAACATGTTGACAAGCCTAGAAAACTGAAGTTATGAAATAAAAGGGAAAAGAGAGAAACTATGCTTTAAATGACATAATAGAGAACTACTTTCCCTTTGATTCTTGATTTAAATTGATCAAGATAGGTAGGCAGCCTTAACTGGTTCAAGGGTAGTGAATTAATAAAAGCTAAAAAACAAAAAACCAAAAACCAAAAAAACTAAAAAACAACTATTAGGCATTTTATTGCTTTTTAAGTCTAATAGCAAAAAGAGTGCCATTGAAAGTGGTGACAAAAAAATCAGGTAATGCTGGCACAAAGACCTAAAGCAATTAATCTCTTCAACATAGTAAATGACAAACATGATAATCAATGTCAACAAACATTGTCGGCAGCATTTAGTTATCATGTTTGTTGTTTACCAGTTGAAGTGGAGGGGGT